CGGCTGAGTTAGAGGCAATTAAAAGAAATAAAGAGCTAGCAAAATTAGCTAAAGATAGAGCAAACCGTGAAAAAGAAATAGCAAAACAGAAAAAAGACCAACTAGCCTTAGACAAAGCTGCCCTAGCTCTAGGCAAGGGTGAAAACATTTTTGATTTAGATAAAATACAGGTACAGGCAGCGCTATTATCTAAACAAGATGAAATAAACAGGCTAGGCGTAAATGCTACAGACCAGCAAAAACTACAGCTAGCTAATGACCTAACGCGCCTATCTATTAAAAAAACTATGGGTGAGCTGGAAGATGCTATAGCCGCTAAAGATGTAGAGGCTGCTACACGCCTTGCTAAAAAACTGAATTTAGACTTAGCAATACTAGGCGCTCTGCAAAGCCAAGAGTTTAAGTTAGCAGATATAAACAAAATACTAGAAACATTTAAGCCAAAAAAACTTATAGATATAGATAATTTAGATGAAGCCTTAATTTTACTTGGAAAAATGGCTGGAATTAAAATAAATGTAGGTGGAGTAGATTTAGGCATAGGTAACGGCGGCGGTGGCGGTGGCGGCGGTGGCGGCGGTGGCGGTGGCGGCGGTGGCGGCGGTGGCGGTGGCGGTGGCGGCGGTGGCGGCGGTAATGGTGGCGGTGCAGGTTACATAAGTGGCCTAATTACAGATGCCGTCAATGCTATAGCAGGTTCAGAGTTTGCCGGCACTTCATTAGCTAATTCTGCCAATATACTTTCTAGCGCTAGATTAACAGCTCAATTAGACCAAATTATGGCAGGTTTTACGGCTACAAATAATTTAGCAGCTGATAGATACACAGCACAATTAGAAGAAATTACAGCTAGAAATACTATGACCAATAATTTAGCAGCAGGCAGATATGCAGCTATGCAAAATTATTATGTAACGGTGAACGCAGGGGCTATAGGTAGTGAGGATTTAGTAAACAAAGCTGTGCAAGATGCTATTTTATCTATTGAGCGCAAGGGTGACCCGTTGCGTTACACCGGTGGGCTATGACCCTGCCAGTAATAAACGCTGTTATTAACTTTAGTACCGGGCCTAGCTTTGCTCAAGCTATGATTTTAGGGCAAGGCATACTAGATACAAACGTATTAGCAGATAGCGCGGCTGTAATTGTAGATGTATCTAACGTAGTAGATAGCATACAAACTAACAGAGGCCGTAACCCTCAAGCTGACCAATTCCAAACAGGTACACTAACTTTAAGAATAGTAGACCAAAATGGCGATTTTAACCCTCAAAACCCTAGCGGGCCTTATTTTGGCTTGCTTGACCCTATGCGTAAAGTAGCTATATCTGCTACTTATAACAGCGTTACTTACCCTATCTTTAGCGGCTTTATCACTAGCTATAACACTACTACGCCTAAAAATGCGTTAGACGTTGTTTATACCACAATAACGGCGGTAGATGCGTTTAGACTTGCCCAAAATGCACAGATAGCCACAGTAACAGGGGCTACCGCGGGTGACCTATCCGGCACACGCATTAACCAAATATTAGACCAAATAGGCTGGCCTAACTCTATGCGTGACGTAGATGCCGGCTTAACTACGCTACAGGCAGACCCCGGCACGGCCCGTACCAGCCTTGCAGCTATGCAGACGGTTACCCTAAGTGAGTACGGGGCGCTTTATGTAGATGCTACCGGGAGCTTTGTATTTCAAGATAGAAACGTAACCACGGCAAGCATAGGCGGCACACCTACCGTGTTTAACGATAACGGCACAAATATAGGTTACTTTGATGCCTTATGGCGCTTAGATGATACGTTAGTATTTAACGCGGCTAGCATCACCCGTACAGGCGGTACTACACAGCTAGCGATAGACCAAGCAAGCATAGATAAGTATTTTACCCATAGCTATAACCAACAAAACCTGCTAATGCAGACAGATGCAGCGGCCCTAGATTACGCCCAAGCCTATGTAGCTAGCCGTAAAGAAACCTCTATAAGATGCGATGCCATTACCCTAGATTTATACACAGATAACTATAATGCCGGCATAATCGCCGCCCTAGACCTAGATTTTTTTGACCCTATAACTATTACTACAAACCAGCCCGGGTCATCTACTTTGACTAAGACTTTACAGGTGTTTGGCGTAGCTATGGCAATTACGCCTAACAGCTGGAAAACGACACTAACAACACTAGAGCCGATAATAGACGGCTTTATACTAGACTCAAGCCTATACGGGGTGCTAGACACCGGCGTATTGGCCTATTAGGGGGTAACAATGGCAGCGGGCTTAGGATTTAAGACTTTTACTACAGGTGAGGTTTTAACAGCCGCCGATGTAAACGGCTATTTAATGCAAGGCGTATTAGTTTTTGCAAGTGAGGCAGCGCGTAACAGCGCAATTACTGCACCGCAAGAAGGCCAATTTGCATTTACTAAAGATACTAATAGTTTATGGTATTACTCTGGTAGCGCTTGGGTAGCAAGCGGCGCAACAGGTGATATAGAGGGTGTTACAGCTGGCACAGGTATTAGCGGCGGTGGCACTAGCGGCACAGTAACAATTACTAACTCTATGGCTACAGAAATTACAGCTAAAGCTGATTTAATTGTAGGCACAGGTAACGCAGCATTTGATAATTTAGCAGTAGGTGCAAACGGAACAGTTTTAACAGCCGATAGCACAGTATCACCGACAGGCTTGAAGTGGGCTGCCCCTGCTGCTGGTTCTTTAACTCTAATTGCTAGCGGTTCTCTTAGCGGTTCAACTTTTACAATAAGTAGCATACCTCAGACTTACTCAGATATTAGACTTTATCTATTTAATTGGTCTGCCAATAATAATGGTGATTTAGTGTGGAAAATAAATAACACTACGGCCAATACTTACTACTATATTGCCTCAAGCAACGCTGCCATTAATAATACAGGAACAAGCGGGAGCGGAATTAGGTTATCTTCTAGCATAACTCAAGCCGCTTACACTTCTAATATGGGTTGTTTAGAAATATTAAATTACACTAGCACTACTGCTTTTAAACCTATTCGCGGATTTTCATTAAATCAACAAAATGGGCCTTATCTTGAATCTTATTATGGTGGTGGCGCATTTGCGGACAACACAGCTGTTACCAGTATTGTTTTAGACCCTGAATCAACTAACACCTTTGATAATGGAACTTACGCTCTCTATGGCATTAACTAAGAATTGAGGAACAATGATACGCGTTGAACACAATGTAACAACTGGTGAGGTTTTAGAAATTGAATTAACACCTAAAGAAATTGAAGAAAAACAAGCACAGGCCGCTTTACTCGCAGCAGAAAAAGCTGAGGCACAAGCCAAACGCCAAACCGCCCTGGCTAAACTTGCAGCTTTAGGCCTTGAAGAAGATGATTTAAAGGCACTTGGGCTCTAGCATAATCTTGAGGGAAAGTGCTTAAATAAACTATGACTCTAACGAGCTATAACGGCTGGCCTGCCAGTAAAGACCCGGCAGAAATTGGCATAAAGAGTTACGCAGTACCCGGCACTAATAGAAAACTTAGATGCGCTGAGGCTGTAGCACCTTTGCTAGTAGGTTTTACCGCTGAGTTTCACGCGCTAATAGAGCCGATAGATGAGGGCGCTTTAGATGAGTGGGGTTACGCTTTCCGTATGGTACGCGGTACTACAGACCGCCTAAGCTGCCATAGCAGCGGTACAGCAATAGACCTAAACGCGACTAAACACCCGCTAGCAGCTGTGGGTACGTTTCCAGCCGATAAAGTGCCAATGATTAGGGCCTTAGCTAAAAAGTATGGCCTAACGTGGGGCGGGGATTACCGTAACCGTAAAGATGAAATGCATTTTGAAGTAAGTGTAAATGCTAAAAAAGCCGCTAAGATAATCTCAAAGTTAGGGGTAACAAATGCCGACTAGCGCGCAAGTAGTGGTAGGTACTACGGCTGTAGTAATAGTACCTAAATCAGATTTTGACCAAACAGCTAATTTACATAATCTAGGCGGTGGCGCTATTTATTTAGGCGGCCCAAACGTAACTACAAGTAATGGCTATAAATTAGATAATGGCGATAAACTAACTGTACCCGTAGGCGACCACGAAGCGTTATACGCCGTTGCCGCTAGCGGTACTCATACCGTAGGGGTACTTACCCAAATAAACTAAGGGGCATTTAGGATAGACAAATGAATAAAAAACAAATAGAGGCAGCTTTATACAGCTATGGGCGCGCCGCGCTAGCAAGCGTTGCAGCTCTTTATATGTCTGGTATTACAGACCCTAAAGTATTGGCTAACGCCTTTATCGCCGGGTTAATTGGGCCGTTAGTAAAGGCAGTACAGCCCAACGAAAAGCAATACGGCGTAGGCGCTAAGTAGTGCGAGCCCTGCTAGGGGCTCTGGTACTTACAATGCTCTTAGCAGGGTGTGGCTATAACGGCTGGGTTAGGTATCCGTGCCAGAATTATGAAAACTGGGAAAAGCCAGAGTGTAACCCGCCTCAATGCAGAGCAACGGGCGTATGTACAGAGGACTTAATTAACCCTAATGAGTAGAGAACGTACAAAATTAACTCCCGAGGACATACACGCCCGGCTAATTTTTTTCATAGGCGCGGTGTTAGCTATAACCTTTTTAACTATTACTACAGGCGCGGTATATGCCCTAGTATTTGTAACACAGCCAATAGGCCAACAAGCGCCAAATGATAGGGACTTTATACAGCTGTTACAGACCCTAGCTATATTTTTAACAGGCGCTCTAGGCGGGGTACTTGCTGGTAATGGGCTCAAATCTAAGGCTGATAAAGACACAAAGAAAGACACGCCGCTAGAAAGCTAGCAATATGTCTTAGGTATAGGTCATACTTTCACTACACGCTGAGAGGGCTACTTAGTGTAGTAGTTTTATCAGCCTTAACAAAGGGTGATTTATGTTAGCTGATTTAGCAGTAATTACATTAACAGTACTAATAGTAGGGCTATTTATGTTAGCGGCCTACCGTACGGGATACCGTGAGGGCCACGGTGACGGCTACCTAAGAGGGCGCAATATAGCTAAGGCGCTTAAAGAGGTAAACAAATGAGCTTTCTAGACGGTTATGAAGATGTAAACGCGCGCATAAAAAGAGCGCGGGCAGAGTTTACCGGGTTACGCCTAGTAGCCTACATAGAAGACATAGACATAAAAAACGGCTACATATTAGTTAGAGCTGAGGCCTATAAAAACTATGAAGATGATAAACCAAGCGCTGTAGATTATGCGCTAGAGGTCAGGTCAGACCGCGGCGTAAATGCTAATTTTTGGGTAGAAAATTGCGTTACCTCTGCCTATGGGCGTGTTATTGGCTTGCTAAGCCCGGGCGGTGTTGGTAGGCCTACACGGCAAGATATGGAGAAGGTAGAGGCTATCCAAGCCCCATTACAGACACGCGGGGCAGGCGGTGCAGTACCTACCGCGGCTGAGTCAATAAGCGCTCTAAAAGCCAAACTAGGCGCTGAGCCAATGCCAGAGCCGCCAATATGTAAACACGGTCATAGAGTGCTAATTGAAGGTTTGTCTAATAAAACAGGCAAGCCATATAAAGGCTATTTATGCCCCGATAAAGTTAAAGGTAACCAATGTGAGCCTGTATGGCTAAGGCAGTATGGCGATAAATGGCTGAGCCCCAATGACCACGCAGAGGTATTACTAGAGGCAGGGCGCAATTTAGACCCGATAGCAGAGCGCGAGCCTGTACCAGATGAGCTATTAAGTGATACAGAGAGGGCTAACCGTGCAACCAATTAGACAGACAGAGTTAGGTTTAGAGCGTGAGGCTAAGGTAGCTAATTATTTAACTACAGTATACCCGTGGGTATTGACGGCTACGCCTAAGTACTATTTTACTGATTTCCACATAAACGAAAAACAGGGTAACGGCTTTGAAAGCTACATAGGTGATTTAGAGGTTTTATGGTGTAACTATTCTTACACACAGCCTACCTTTGTAGCCTATACAAAGTTGCAACAAATGAGCATATTGCCGCTGTTCAAAGATTTAGAAAGCGCCTATCACCGGCTAGTCTTTAGGTTTACAGACGGCCTATTTATAGTGCCTGTAGAGGCCTTACAGCCATTTAGGCCTATTGTACATAATCACTTTGTCCGTGAAGATGTAACAAAGCTAGTAGTACGCCTTGAGCTTGCTAATTATATGCAATTCTTTACACCAATAGTTATTAGATAATGGGGTTAAAAACTATGCTTTATATTGAGGCTAACTGCAGACAATGCAAGACAACTACCTTGCAGCTAGAGCGCGTAGTATCTGACCACCTGCCACCTAACGTAAAATGCCTACAATGCACTAGGTGTGGGCTATTAGATATAACGTTGGTAGATGTGGATAACGCCCGGCAGGTACGCAATTAAGTTATCCACAAGGGCTAAAAACCTGTGGACAACACGCCCAAGCCCCGCTCAAGTTATCCACATATTGGCTTTACACTTGACCTATCGGGTACGCTGTCTGCGCGGAACGCAAGCCCCGAAGGGCGCTAGCTTGCGAACGCTGCGACAGCTAGGGCTACAGTTCTGCCTAATCTTAGGCTTGCTATCTTTACAGACCTTACCCGTAAAGGCTGATATAAACGCTATAGATGCTTATAAGATTTATGCTCATATAAAGATAGGCTCATATAAAGAGTTTAAGTGTATTGAGAAGCTGTGGACTAAAGAAAGTAATTGGCGGCCTAAAGCTAAAAACCCAAACTCTACAGCTTATGGCATACCACAGCTGTTAAAGATGAAAGAAACCAACCCTTATAAACAGATAGACTTAGGGCTAAAGTACATAGCTAAACATAGGTTATACAAAGGTAACCCGTGTTTAGCGTGGGCTCATTATAAGAAAAAAGGTTGGTACTAAATGACTCTAATTGTATGTAAAAACTGTGGGTTAGCTACTGATTTATCTGAAATAATCCATAGTAAATATAGAGATTATGAAGCTTGGTGTATTGAGTGCGTAGAGTCTGAAGCTGAAGAAATGTTTAAGCGTGGCTAAGCGTGGCGACCCTAGATTAAACAGGGCTTACAGGTATAAGTTTAGAAACCAAGTATTAGCTAGAGATAGCTACACCTGTTATTACTGTGGGGCAGATGCAGACCAAGTAGACCACGTGATACCTGTTAGTAAAGCCCCAGAGCTAGTAATTAGCTTTGATAACGCGGTAGCCTGTTGCAAGCGTTGTAACGTATCTAAAGGCAATAAGTCACAGGGTGTTTTTTTAGCCAAGACGGCTAC